TGGATGATGGCGGAAACAACAGAACTATCCGAGAAAGCATTGGCCGAGTCAAAAGAAGAAAACAAAGCTGGCCGAACAAACAGAGACTATGTAAACATGATGCGACATCATATAAACCTTCAAACCTTCCGAGCAAGCAAGCTAGCACCAAGAGTATATGGTAATAAAGATCAATTAGAAATATCAGGGGTAGATGGTGGAGAGATCAAAGTCAGTTTCGAGAAGTGATAGGTCTGGTTTACTTCAGATGCTTGGACATATTGAACATAAAGTATCTAATAAAGAGAAAAAAGAGATAAAAGTAAGTAAAAAGAATAATAAAGGTAAAGAGGATAAGAAGAAGTAATTGGCTGTTATATTGGGATATATTGGTGATATTAATATAATAATCCAAAATAGAGGTCTTTTTAGTCTAATAACCTCACGAGAACTTAAAAATCTTAATAAAATTACTTAAATTTGTGAAATAAACTAAGAAATGGCAGTATTTAGCCATTAATATGGGATAAATAATCCTATTTTATAATTATTTGGCTGTTTTCTGCCGATTTAAGGGTAGGGCACCCCAAAGGAAATTTTTAAAAGAATTAGGGGAGTCTATCAAACACTTTGCAGAGTCCATTCGAGGACCTTTTTTTACAGGAGATATATGAGCACGAAAGTATGGGATAAGCCTAGACCTATAAACCTTGGTAAACCTAAAACAAATAAAAATAAAAAGAATTATGCATCAGTGAAAGCACAGGCTGATAAAAAATTCGGTACTGGTACCTCGTTAGTAAAAAACATGTGGATTTCCAAAAAATTATCGTAAGAATTTTCTTCCCGTAGAAAGTTATTTTTGCCTACTTATACTATTCCGTACAAACCAAGGAAACATCAAGCACAGTTACATCGTAAATTAAAGCGCTTTAACGTCATTCCTGCTCATAGAAGATTTGGGAAAAGTTACTTTTGTTTAGCAGAGACATTAAAGAAGTGTTTTGAGTGCCAGCTTCCAAACCCTCGGTATTATATAATATCGGCTACGTATTCTCAGGTAAAAAAAATACATTGGGATACGCTAAAATTTTTAACAAAAAATATTAAGGGGACCACGTATCACGAGACAGAACTTCGTTGTGATATGGTAGGGGGAAGAAGAATACAACTATTAGGGGCCGACGGAAATAGCGTTGACTCTATTCGTGGAATTTTCGCGGACGGTGTTATTCTTGATGAGTGTCAGTTACTTCATAAAGATTTATTAAATAAGGTCTTACGGCCAGCTTTAGTCGATAGACACCAGATGGATAAAAAATCTGGCTGGTTAATTGCAATTGGGACTCCCTCTGGGCATAATTTTTTCTATCAATTGTATATGAATAATAAAGGCCATAAAGATTGGTTTGTTAAAAAGTACACCGTAGAAGATACAAAAATAATACCAAAAGACGAGTTGGATAATCTAAAAAATATGATGTCCCCTGAAGAATATGCTACCGAGTTTATGGTAGATTTTGACGCTGGAGTCGTTGGCGGTATTTACACAAAATCAATGCAGATGGTGGAAAATGAAAATAGAATTACTAATGTTCCTCACATCGCAGAGTTACCCGTTACAACATTTTCCGATATTGGATTTCGTGATGCTTTTAGCATTGTTTTTATTCAGAAGGTAGGTTCGGCTATACATGTTATTGATCATTTAGAAGGGTCAGGAGAAAGTTTAGAATACTACGCTAATAAACTAAAAGAACTCCCCTATACTTATGATAATCACTTCGCTGGGCATGACATAGTGGTTACTGAGTTGGGGTCAGGAAAAAGCAGGCAGGAGATAGCATCTAATTTAGGATGGTTTATACAACCTGTTCCCAAACTTAAAATAGAGGACGGCATAAACTCTTTACGAATGTCTTTAAAACGATGTTATTTTAATAAAGACAAAACAGACTACCTCATTAATTGTTTGAAACAATACCGATGGAAGAAAAACCAACTAGGAGAGCAAACGTCAACACCTCATCACGGACCTGAAAGTAATTCATGTGATGCTATGAGATATATGAGTATAGGATTGAACGAGTCAAGCGACTGGTCCAGTAAACTTAATTACGGGCCTTCTGGGATAATCTAGAAACCTTTTTTTCTAAAAAGGCAATACGTTTATCTTTTTCGACAATTTGTTCTTTAAGATTTAAACCCCAAGCCAACTGGTTATTCACGGGCCTACGGCCATTAAAATAATTACCGACGGCTGTTCGGGTAATACCGACTTCCTTCGCCAGCTTCCCTTGGGATATACCAAGAAATTTTAGTAATTTTCTAAATTGAAATTTAGTCATATAACACTGTTACACTACAACAATATAATAATCAATGAAATTAAGCAAAAAAAAAGAACAAGAACTAAAAGGCACTATTACACGCGAAACTACTGATGCATTAGGCTATCAAAACGGTAAACTAGTCCAAGAACGTTCCCTAGCCTTAGATTATTACAATTCTGAGCCATTTGGTAATGAAGTAGAAGGCAGATCACAAGTTATAAGTAGTGATGTATTAGAAGCCGTAGAAAGCGTGCTTCCAAGTTTATTACGTATCTTTACCGCAGGAGACGATATTGTTAAATTTGAACCTGTAGGTCCTGAAGATGAAGAAGCATCCAAGCAAGCCACCGAATACATAAACCACATAATATTTAAAGAAAATGACGGCTGGAAAATATTTTATACGTGGTTCAAAGATGCGTTAATCCAAAAAAATGGGTTTATAAAGCATTATTATAAATACGAGGATGAATTCCTCAAAGAGTCTTATAAAGGCCTTACAGAGATAGAATATCAGGCTTTATTAATAGATGATGCTGTTGAAGTAGTTGACGTTGAAGAAGTCATTGAAGAAAAAATGGTGATGACTGAACAAGGCGAAATGGCAGACACCCAAACTGTCTTTAACGTTGATGTTAAACGTAAATCATCATCAGGTAAAATTTGCATTGAAAACGTTCCTCCCGAAGAAATGCTTTTATCAAAAAGATGTAAGAATATTGCAGACGCACCTTTTGTAGCGCACCGTATTAAAAAAACGGTATCTGATTTAATTGGTGAAGGTTACGATAGAAAAAAAATAGAAGATATACCGTCTTATGCTAATTCAACATGGAATGAAGAAACATTAAGCCGTAATCTTTTTGATGAAGAAAGTTACATGGATGAAAACGCAGACCCATCCATGCGTGAAATATTATATACTGAATGTTATTTGCGCACCGACATTGACAATGATGGTGTTGCTGAATTAATAAAAGTTTGTACTGTAGGAGACACTAACGAAATATTAGATGTCGAAGAAATATCGTATATTCCGTTTTCAACAATAACACCGATCATCAACCCTCACCGTTTATTTGGTATGAGTGTTGCAGACCTTGTTATGGATTTACAGCAAATAAAAAGTGTACTTCTACGTCAGTTACTTGACAACGCTTTTCTAATGAACAACTCACGCGTATTGGCTGTTGACTCACAAGTAAATCTTGATGACTTACTACAATCGCGCGCAGGCAACATTGTAAGAGTTAAATCACCTAATGCTGTTGTTCCATTACAAGCACAAAACTTTATGCAAGAAGGTTTGGCAATGATGGAGAAAGTTGATCAAATAAAAGAACAACGTTCAGGCATTAGCAGGATGCAACAAGGCTTGGACCCTAACACAATTCAGAAATCACATACTACGGCAACTGGTGTTAGAGAAGCAATGCAAAGCGCAGGCCAAAGAATTGAAACGATTGCTAGAGTGTTTGCAGAAACAGGTATTAAAGATTTGATGAATTGTTTGTTAAAATTAACAACACAATATCAAGATTATAAAAAAGTAATAAAGATTAGAAACAATTACGTTCCAATAGACCCAAGAGAGTGGAAAAATAAATTTAATTTAACAATAAACGTGGGGTTAGGAACGGGAAGCCATGAGCAACGGCTTCAAATATTAGGTCAGATTTTAGGCATCCAAGAAAAAATAATGATGTCAGGTAGTAAATTAGCAAATGAACAAAACATCTACAATACGTTAGAGCGCATGGTTCATAATGCTGGGTTTAAGTCACCACAGGAATTTTTTACAAATCCCGAAACACTTCCTCCTGAACAGCCTAAAGACCCAATGCAAGAAAACCCGTTGCTTATTGCTACACAACAACAAATACAAGCTGACAGAGAAAAGAACATTGCTGAATTGCAATTGAAAAAAGAAAAGATGGAAGCTGAACTTGAATTAAAAAAACAAGAACAAGTAGCCGAGTTAGAATTAAAAAAACAAGAAATGATAGCAGAGTTACAAATGGAAAGAGAAAAGATGAATAGAAAAGCACAGATGGGAACTTTATAATGGTACAGTTTACACCTTTTGGCGAGTCATCTTTATTCTCTACTATTGCCAGTGGAGGTGGTACACCTTTAGGTGCAGTCCCTATGACTTTTGCAACAGCAACACCGTTTAAATTTAATACCAATCCAATGACTCCTGAACCAGAAACACCTGAAAGTAGTTTTGATATGGGGGTATTTTGTTCAATGCCAGCTAATGCTAATCATCCAATGTGTGTTCAAAATGATAATGGAAAAACTTTTGAAGAAGAACGAGCAGAAGAATTATACATTCCAACGGATGAAGAAATAGCAAACATGACAAATGAAGAATACATTCAAAATCTTACTAGTAGAGGATGGTTAAGTAATTCTATACTTGGTTATTTACCAAGCAAAGGAAACATGGTTAAATTAGATTCAGGTCAAATGCCATTTAGTCCTTATTTCACTTTAGCATTTGGTAAATTACAAGAAGCAAAAAGAGATAAAATGATGAAAGAATTAAAGAAACGTGGCTTCTTAGGTGACTTGCCTGCTAACCCTATATTTGAACCTGATGGCGGTTTACGATTTGATATGACTGGTAGTGGTCAAACAAACGCACAAAAAACACAAGGTGGTTTGTTAATGATTGATGATGGTGTTAAACCTTATAAAGAAACTAAAGGAACAGAAGTTACAAGTGGTTACACAAAATCAAGTAATGATAGAACAAATTATGCAGACTTAGTTGAAAAAGGAAAAATTAATATAGGTCAAGCTGTTAATCAAGCTAGAAAAAATGCTGGATATTTTTCACCAGCACAAACAAGAGATAGAGAAAAATCTTACGCACAAGATCAAGGTAAAAAAGGAACTTACTCTTACAGGGCAAAAGGTAGATGACCCCAGAACAAGAAATACAACGATCTAATGACGCTAAAGCAATTATCGACAATCCGCTTTATCAAGAGTCATACACAGAATTACGAAAAGAGTTAATTAATGAATTATTAGATACTCCCCTTCGTGATACGGAAGCAAGAGAAAAAATTTACATGATGGTAAAGATGCTTGACTCCGTACAAACCCGAATACAATCCATAATGGAAACGGG